TGTATATATATGCTTGATTTATATTGTCAGACCCTGTAAAAAAGTTAATCAAACATCTTTAAAGGTGCAAAAAATTTTTTAAAAAATTTTTTCAAATGGATACAAAAAATATAGATATAAGTAAACTTCCTGCTGACGTTAGAAAAACTTTCAAACAACTGCAACTATTGCATGCTGAAAAGAAAATTAGAAACAAGGCTGAAAATGATTTCATGTCCTTTGTCAAATGTGTATGGCCAGATTTCGTAGAGGGGTCCCACCACAGGCACATTGCAGATAAGTTTAATAAACTAGCCAAGGGAGAAATAAATCGTTTAATCATTAACATGCCACCAAGGCATACTAAATCTGAATTTGCATCTTATCTTTTGCCAGCATGGATGGTTGGCCGTGATCCAAAGCTCAAGATCATTCAAGCAACACACACGGCAGAACTCGCAGTACGATTCGGTCGTAAAGCAAAAACACTGATTGATAGTGAAGAATATAAAAAAATTTTTAAAACAACTTTAAGAGAAGACTCACAGGCTGCAGGACGATGGGAAACGAATCAGGGTGGTGAATATTTTGCAGCGGGTGTTGGCGGAGCAATTACAGGTCGTGGTGCGGATTTATTAATTATTGACGACCCACACTCAGAACAAGATGCAATGTCCAAGGCATCACTTGAACGAGCGTATGAATGGTATACATCAGGTCCTCGTCAGCGTTTACAACCAGGCGGTAAAATTGTTTTGGTTATGACAAGATGGTCTACGAAAGATTTAACAGGAGCCTTGGTCAATAGACAAAAAGAAGATAAATCTGATCAATGGCACGTGGTTGAATTTCCAGCGATCTTGGACCATGAATCAAAGGACGCTGCACCTGTCTGGCCAGAGTATTGGAAACTAGAAGAACTTGAAAAAGTAAAAGCTGCACTACCTGTTACTAAATGGAATGCACAATGGATGCAACAACCAACTAGTGAAGAAGGTGCAATATTAAAACGAGAGTGGTGGCGAGAATATGAAAGCGATCACATTCCAACTTTGCACCATGTCATACAAAGTTATGATACCGCGTTTTTGAAAAAGGAAACAGCAGACTACTCTGCAATTACGACTTGGGGAATTTGGTATCCAAACGAAGACTCAGGTGCGAATTTAATTTTGCTTGATGCAATTAAAGGCAGGTACGAGTTTCCTGAACTAAGGCGTTTGGCTCTTGAACAATATCGCTATTGGAATCCTGAAACGGTGATTATTGAAGCGAAAGCTTCTGGTTTGCCATTGACATATGAACTACGGAAAATGGACATTCCAGTAATGAACTTCACCCCATCTAAAGGAAACGATAAGCATGCCCGTGTAAATGCTGTTGCACCTTTATTTGAATCTGGTATGATATGGGCTCCTAAACAAAAGTTTGCGGAAGAGGTCATCGAAGAATGTGCAGCCTTTCCGTATGGGGATCATGATGACTTGGTCGACTCAACCACGCAAGCGATCATGAGATTTAGACAAGGTGGTTTGATTGATCATCCAGAAGATTATGTGGATGAAGTCAAAGAACAAAAGAAAAGGGTTTATTATTAATGGCTGAAGGTATTTTAACACTCAACCCAATATCTCCTGAAAGAGATCCAGAGGAATTAGGTAGACCTAGCTATATTGAAGCTCCTGTGGGAGCTGGGATTGCATTGGCTTTAGACAAAATATTAAATCAAGAAACTTTTGGCCCCGATGCAGATCAAATTGAAAAAGAAAGAAAAGAAATTAGGGAAAGTTTAAAACCTGGGGTCAGTCCTGAAATAGAACCACCTAAGCCAGAAAGTTTTCCATCGGAGACATTAAAACCTTTTAAAGAAGAATTTCCATCTGAATCACCTAAACCATATAGAGAAAGTTTTCCCGATCAATCAGAAGAAATAAATATGCCTATAATTACTTATAGTAAAGATGCACCAAAAGATCTTAAAGATTTAGTTAAAAGATCTGTTGGTCCAGAAAAAGGTGAAAAGGCTGTAAGCAAGATTTATGATGATGAAATTTTTAACGAAGTTTTAGAACCAGAACAATTAAAAAGAATAATAGAACTTGAAAGTGCTTTTGTTGGAGACCTAGCCGATTTAGGAGATATGGCTATACCTGAAATATTTGAAAATTCATTTTTAGCCCAGAATGAAGATTATATGGCAGACTATCAAGCTGCATTAGAATCAGCAGCACAAAAAACTTTGGGTAATGAATTTAAAACTTATAGATTAATGGAAAAAGAAGATGCTTTAAGAATGTTGATAGATGGACAGTTTCCAAATGTTAAAAGACTACAGGAAGATGAAGAAGGTAATGAATTTTACGGTGACGTAGAAATTATAGGAATGGATGGAGAACCAACTAAACTTCAAAAACAAGCAATGAGTTTTACGCTTAGTCCTAAAGAAGCAATACAATTTAGATATAGGCCAGCGGGCGGTAGAGATAAATTAAAAGATGAAGATTTTGTTTTAATTGAATATAATGCAAGTCCTTCTGATATTGTCATGAGGGGACATGAAGGCGAAAAAGAATTAGTATTAAGATTAGGTGAAACTGTTGGAGATAAAAGAGTTACACCAAAAGTTTTTAAAGTATATGATGCAAAGTTTGGAGAAAAAAATATAGAGCTTTCTGAAAACTCTCAATTTAAAGAATTTGTAGATAAATCAAAAACCAAAGAAGTTAAAAAAGCAAGGGGTGGATTTATATTAAAACCAATGCCTTATATGGATAAACCATTACCAGGAAGAAGTAGAGATATACAATGAACTACGGCAAGAAGTACATGGCCAATGCTGACAAGGCAACCCAAGAAAAATTTAATAAGATTGTTGATGATTTAAGAATTGACATGTCATTAGAGTCTGCTGTTAGTGAAGCTCTAAGACAGATGAGAGAAATGAGACAAGGTAAAAAAGCTGGTGGTATGATTGACAAACCTTTAGGTTCAGGAGGAAAAAGATCTGGCCCACCTCCAAAATCAGGACCTAATCCACAGGGCTTGAAAATTCCTTTAAAACAAGTTAAACTCTAAGATCGGAGAAATTTTAAATGGCAGACATAGATAAATCCCTTCCTAATGAAGTTCGAACTGAATTAGAACTACCTGCGGAAGAAGAAGTAACAGAACAAGAAGAGATTGTAGAAAAAGGTCCAGTCGAAGTAACACCAGAAGAAGATGGTGGTGCAACTATAGACTTTGAACCAGGAGCCATTAACATTCCTGGAACGGAAAATCATTTCGATAATCTTGCAGATATATTACCTGAAGATATTTTAGAACCAATCGGAAACGATATGGTTAACAACTACATGGATTATAAATCTTCCAGAAAAGATTGGGAGCAAACTTATATTCAAGGTTTAGATTTATTGGGTTTCAAATATGAAAATAGAACAGAACCTTTTCAAGGAGCAAGTGGTGCAACGCATCCTGTTCTAGCTGAAGCAGTTACACAATTTCAAGCACAAGCTTACAAAGAACTTTTACCTGCAGAAGGACCTGTCAGAACAGATGTAATCGGAGTTGACTCTCCACCTGCTCAACAACAAGCAACCAGGGTTAAAGATTACATGAACTATTTATTAATGGATCAAATGCAAGAGTACGAACCTGAGTTCGACCAAATGCTTTTCCATTTACCTTTAGCTGGATCAACTTTTAAAAAGATTTATTATGATCAGTTATTGGGCAGAGCAGTGAGTAAATTTATTCCTGCTGAGGATTTGATTGTTCCGTACACGGCTACCTCATTAGACGATGCGGAATCAATCATCCATGTTTTAAAAGTTTCTGAAAATGATTTAAGAAAACAACAAGTGAATGGTTTTTATTCAGACGTTGACCTTGGACCACCGAACACGGATCAAAAAGATGAACTCGAACAAAAAGAACGAGAGCTTGCTGGTACAAGAAAAACTGGCAAACAAGATGATGTTTACACATTATTAGAATGTCATGTAAATTTAGATCTTGAAGGTTTTGAAGATGTAGATGGTGAAGGCAATCAAACAGGAATTAAACTTCCATACATTGTAACTGTTGAAGAAGGTTCAAGACAAGTTTTATCTATTAAAAGAAACTATGCACCAGACGATATAAAGAAAACTAAAATTTCTTATTTTGTGCATTTTAAATTTTTACCAGGTTTAGGGTTTTATGGTTTTGGTTTAATTCACATGATTGGTGGATTAAGTAGAACTGCAACAACTGCATTAAGACAATTACTCGATGCAGGAACTTTATCAAACTTACCTGCAGGATTCAAACAACGTGGGGTTAGAGTTAGAGATGAAGCATCACCAATTCAACCAGGTGAGTTTAAAGATGTAGATGCAC